TGTGTTAAATCTTGCTAACCCAAAATTACCATTTGTAGAGCCAGAATTCATTACCATCTCGCAATACCATTTGCCAGATGTCATTCCGATTGTTCCAAGAACTTTAGATGAAGTTCCTCCAACAACATTTAGATTTCCATTTGATAAAGTTACATTTGCCCCTGCTTGATTAGGATTCATCACAGAATAATTACTAGCAGTAGCACTAGCAACATTAGGCACATCATTCATACTGTCGTATGTTGAGCCAGCAGTTAAACTAATATTATTGGTTGTCCAGTTATTCCCATTACCAGATGTGTCATAACCTAATGTGGTTGTGGATGTTGTGTTGGTAAAAGCCAAATGGAAACCATTAGTGCCATAAGTGCCTGTGTATTTAATGGGTTGCCATACACCTGTGGTTGCGCTAAATGCACCAAATGATGAGGGTGTTAATTGTTGACCATCAACAAAATTGATTTCAGCTAATTCCCCATCAAAATATGAACTACCGTTATATGGATAATTTTCACCGATTCCATGACCAACAACTGTATTTACCCAACCAGCAAGATTGATATATGGCAAATTAGTGGTACTAAAAGAAGTTACTTGAACGCCATTTACATAAACTTTTACTCGATTTGATGCGGTTGATTGAGTAGTGTCTAAAGCACAAACAATATGATACCAAGAAGACGCATCTACAAAAATTTGTGATGTAGTCATTTGCATTGTGTAATTACCAGTATAAATGTAAAAATCAAGTTGATTTGAACTATTAAACTGAATTGCAGTTTGATTTGAACCGCTTACAGAAACCGTACCAAAAAGTGTCTGTTGACTATTAAAAGTACCTCTTTTAACCCAACCACTCCATGTCCATGTTGTTGTATTAGATGAAGATGATGGTGTTCTACTTAAATAAGCAGATGCACTACTTCTAAATCTTAAAGATTTAGTGAGTGAATACCCACCTGCTGCGGGTGCGGATGATTTGCGACTACTAAACATTAGTAGTTCAATCCAAAAACAGAGCCATAAGTATTTGTACCATCTTGGTAAAAATTAAATATGTCATATTTGCCAGATGTTGATGTTGCAGTTGGTGTTGTGCCACCTGCCCATTTAAGAGTACCACCACCTGCCCAAGTCAATGAATATGAGCCTGAGTAAGTCACGATAATGGTATAAGACTTACCAGCAACACTTGATGGCAATGTGATTGTTCCATTGGCATTTAATGTGATTTCTTGAATTGTTCCATTAGCCAATGAAATGGTAAATGCAGAACCAGCAGATGGGGCATACAAAGTCTCAACATAGTTTGTAACTGTTGGATTTGTTAACGTCTTATTGGTAAGCGTTTGTGAAGATCCAAGATTAACTAATGTGTCTGTGGCCGCAGGGAATGTGTAAGTGTAAGCACCACTTACAGCAAATGTTGTTGCGTAAGCTCCCGTTGTAGTTAAAGAACCACCTAAAGTGATTGTGCTTGCGCCGTTGTTTACACCAGTACCGCCGTAAGTTCCTGTAATTAAAGATGCATTCCATGTACCCGTTGTGACAGTGCCAAGAGTTGTTATTGCAGTTGTACCTTTGCTTGCAACAAGTGTGTTGTATGTATTGGATCCAGTGCCAATAAATAAAATGCCATCGGTAATATTGACTGCAAGTTCACCAGTGGTAATGGTGCCACTTCCTGTGGTTGGAACGTGACCAGTGGTGCTACTGTTGTAGGTAATGATTGGGGTATAGCCTGATTGTGACATTTAAAAAGTTCCTCCATTGATGCCTGCTGTCAGCGCATTATTTGTGTAATTGTAAGTCAAAGATGCGTTTGTAGTAAGGGGTTGATTACCTGTTGCTGATGCTGAAAATGTCAAATAATTGGTTGCGCCAGAGCCAGAACTCAGTGCCACATTTGTTGCATTTGTGGCTGTCCCTGCAGTCGCAGAATTCAAATTTGCCACTTGAGTCGTACTCGAAACCACAAATGGCGCTGTCCCTGTTGCCACCGTAGAAGTGATCTGCCCTGATGCTGAAACAGTAGTAAACGCCCCAGTCGTTGGAGTTGTTGCCCCCACCGTTCCATTGATGTTGATGGAGGCGGTTCCAGTGAGGTTTGTGACCGTTCCAGAGCTTGGTGTACCCAATGCCCCACCATTGACCACAAAAGCGCCTGAAGAGCCTGTAGCAATTGCCAGGGCAGTTGCCACACCAGTTCCCAAGCCAGTAATTGATCCTACTGCAGGTGTGACAGTGGTGTTTCCTGCTGAAGTCAATTGACCTTGAGCATTTACTGTAAAGGTACCCACTTGTGTGGCAGAACCATAAGAACTTGCAGTAACAGTGGTGTTTGTGATGCTGAACTGTGTTCCAATCAGTGTCAATCCTGTGCCTGCAGTATAAGCGCCTGGTCCAGCAATTTGAGCAAAGTTAATTGGCGTTGTGCCAATGGTAATGGGTAAGTCAGTAGTTTGAACCCATTGAGTTCCGTTATTAACAGTACCGCTGATAATAAAGGTGGTGTCACCTGGGGCTATCTCACCTGCACCAGTGCCCGTTTGATCATAGTCAGTAGCACGAGTCAGCACCCAACCAACTGATCCAGAGCCTACACTTGTAACCGTATAAATACCGTTGTATTGGCCAGAAGTCTCGTTCTTGACCAAAATTCTTTGTCCAACGCTTGGGTTTCCACCGTCAATTGCCAAAGTTGCAAAAGGACTTGTCTTGGTAATTGTCGCGCCAACACCTGAACTTCCGTTGTTGTACGTTACCGTACCTAAATCGGCAGTTGTTGCATAGTTACAAGCGGCATGATAGTTAACATTAGAAACAGCCGCATCAACATATTGTTTAGTGCTTAACTGCAATGCTTGAGTTGGGTCCTGAGTAACAGTAACCGATGTCAATCCAGCAGGAGTCAAAGATGTAGCACCAAGAGCAATGTTAGTTGTTCCCAGCGTGATCGAGCTGTTGGTCAATGAACTATTGCCAATATTGCTCAAAGTATTCGATGAACCACTGATTGTCTTGTTTGTCAGTGTTTGGGTTCCAGTAAGAGTAGCAACTGTTGAATCAATTGCAATTGTTACTGGAGCAGAACCGTTAAATGATGTGCCAGAAAGCCCTGTTCCAATTGTCAAAGTGCTCGTGGTGCTTGCAGTAACTGTGATAGCACCACCCAAACTCACTGAACTACCATTAACTGTGATTGAACTATTGGTCAACTGGGCATTTGTTATGGTGCCGCTCAATGCTGTAGTGGGTATAGTTGTTGATGCAGTCATGGCACTTGTGCCATTACCAATCACATAACCAGTCAAAGTACCGACTCCAGTACCACCATTTGCAACATTCAATGTGCCACTTAAAACAACACCACCAGATGTTGGAGTTGATGGCAACAATCCTGTTGTTCCACCACTGAATGTGGCAACACCAGAGCCAGAAACAATTGCACCCCAAACATTGTTTGCATAAGCCTCAAAAGTTCCTGTATCGGTGTTGTACCTCAACATTCCATTGGTTGGAGACACAGGTCTGGCAGATGTCCCGCCTGCGGGTGTTGTAATACTCCCAGTCCCAGGGAACACTGCATTCGACGCAATCCCAATCGTAGGATTACCACCCAATCCGCTTGGATTGCTCACAGAAATTTGATTTGCAACACCAGCCAAAAGTGTTTGACTTACGGTTGTTCCATTGATGGTCAACAAACCCGTACCAGAAACAGACGCAAAGTTGGCCAATACGCCCGTTATAGATAGCGTTGGGTTGCCTGCTATACCGTCACCATTGCTGATGGCCAAACCGTTGCCAGAAATCGTTATAGAACGGTTTACGATGGTGTTTGCTGTGCTTTTAGCAAGCATCCCATAACCAACAGCCTCTAGACTGGCAGACGAACCATTCAATTTGATTTGAATGCTGGATTGAGGACCGTTATCAGTTAATCCCAAGCCTGTGCCAGTTGCGAGATAACGACTTCCAGCCAATGGAGCTGTGGTGCCAACAGTGATGAAGGTATATGTGCTTAGATTGGAGGTGGCTTGAATTGCGCCAGTTGTAGTCTGTACGGTTACGCCATTTTGAACAATTGGAACGGCCTCAGACCCCGTGAGAGCGGCGGCTGTTGGTAGTTGGGTGATCTGTACATTTGCCATGTTGTTACTGCCCTGGTGATGGACTGAGTGTATCTAGGTTTCCGTTGTCTTCGGGAATTTGTATGTTTTGTTCTGGAGACAAATCCCACTGATTATTACCAGTTGTTTGAATAGCATCAGGCACAACTGCAACGCTCTCATCTGGCCTTGGAAAACGAATGTTAATCCGCTCGGTCCTTCTGGCGGCCAAACGATAGGGGTCCTTCTCGTCTTTGCACCCTTGCTCACACACCCGCAGGCCAGGAAAATTAAAATCCGCACTCAACTCCGCATGGGGGCGTTTCATCTTGCAACGGTCGCATACCGCGATTGCAATGTCTGAATAGCCGCGTGTGTCGAGGAATAATGGCATGATTACCTCGTATAAACTGAAATGTTTGGGCTGAAGTACTCAGGCGACTTGTCACGCTCCTCTTGCTCAACATCATAGAGGAATTTGTCAGCCATTTTCTCAAGATATGCTATCCGAGTGGGGTCAACCGCAGGCAATTCCAAGCTCATACGGTGAGCCAGCATGAAAATCACAGCCTCATACCATCTTTGAGGTATTGCCAACTGTCCAGATAAGGATCCAACGTCCTCAATGTAGGCTGAGTACCATACTGTTGCCTGTACAAATGAAGTATTTGGGACTGGCCACAGTGTAATTGTGGGCTGATTGATAGTTCTTTGGAAATAATACTGGAATGGCTGGTTCGCAGTGAAGTTTTTGTTGGGTAAGTTGGTGTAATCATCTCTATTTAGGCGTGACATTTCGATTTCACGGCTATTATTACCTAAATAAAGCTCTCTCAGCGCCAAAGTTGTGCCATTTGTGGCCACCATGCGGTAGTAGCTGACGTTTGCCCCTGGGTCAATGTCCTGCCACACCCACTGGCCATCAGTTACAGCCACGTTTGTGCCAGTGTAAAGCGTTTGCCAGTTGGTACCATCAAGAGACGCCTGCAATTGGTAGTTCCAAGTGGCCGTTCCAAAGTTGGCAATGTAGGGCATGAACCCAATTGAACCAATGTACTGAGGATTGTTGGTCCCGTAGATCACCTCAAAGTTGCCATTTGGCGAATTCTGCTGGCAATAAGTGTTGGTGTTGTTATCATACAGGTTAGAAACGACTCCACCTGCACTCGATGTGTAATTGCCTGAAGGCTGGGCCATTTGGCGATACAAGACATTTAAAGCGTCATTGGCACCCACAGGTAGCAAGTACTCGTATTGATTCGCTACAAGTCCAATTACAGTCTTGTACAAGGCAAAGTACTGAATGCCGCGGTTCATCATGTTGGACAAGAGAAAATACAAGTTTTCTCTGGCGGCAACTTGCTGTTCTGAAGTGGTTTCTTCAGCTAATTTACCGCAACGACGAACCGCATGATCGATGACGGTTTGAACGCTGACAATAGTCTGACTTGTCGTTCCTGAAAATGCCATGATCTACCCTTACCAACCAGGACAATTCCACCGCTTCAGTGACGCCTTTGCTCTTGGCGCGTCCCCAGATGCGTGCTTTACTACCCCAGACATTCTTGCACAAAACGAATCTTTTCTCGCGCCGCCTTGAGGCTGTGGTGCCTTCAAATGGCTCCCAGTCTCACGGTTATATTTTGCCCTACCTTTGGCCGTCAAGCCAGCTCCCTTTTCAACAGAGAGCTTTTCACCGCGTCCAACAGCCAAAGAAGGACCACCCTCTTTGTGCTTTGCTGTCTTGGCTGATTCTTTGAATGCCTCGGCTGTAGGAGCGCCTGGTGCCCCTGGCTTTCTCATCTTTTCCTTTGATCCATGGGCTATCCGTTCCTGTTTAGCATGGATATTGGCATAAAGTCCGCCTTTGGCCATCTTCTTCTCCTTGTCAGCTTT